AATATCACCGCGCGTAAATTTAGGGTGAGTGTTGCCACTGGCAGTTAAGCCAGAATATTTAAGTTTCATTATTTTTATTCTCCGGTGTGCTGTTCGTTATATCTGTCGTGCAATGTCTCTATTTCCTGCAACTCATTTATTACAGGCTCAAGAAGCGTTATTAATGATGTAATAATCCGCGTTTTTTTTGCATTACGTTCATTATCGCCAAAGGATTCAAGGCACATCCGCAATATTTCCATCATATTTTCACTGTGAGAAAGTGCAAGAAATACGCGATCTGTTGTTTCGTGGTAAATATCACGCATGGCTTACATCCTCAGGAAATTTTCTTCTGTAACGAGCCTCTGCCACATATTCCGCATAATCGGCGGCGATATTCAGTACATCAAGCCCCGTTGATTTATATTCTCTCGTGGAAAGTAAGAAAAAAGCCGCTCTAATAAGTTCTGGCATTGACGAAAGCGCATCAGCCGCATCATCAGGAACGCCGGAAAATTCCTGTTTCAGGGAATTAAAACGATCATCAAGCATAACCCCCCCCCATTTTCACAATCAGTAATCAGGATGGTTTTAGCCTCATTCAGTGCCATATCAGCACTAAATTGCATAACAGCCAGTGAGTGAGGAACGAAAGCCCCGGCATATTCTGTTTCGCTGGTGGCGTGCTTATGTGCCCTGTCCGCGATAACAGAAATATCAATCAGCGCGTGCATCAGCGTTTTGATGGCTTCGGCGGCTGCGTCCGGTGTGGTTTTATTGTGCATAGGTTTCCCCCTGGCGAATACGGGCGACAAAAATAAGATGTGCGTGCGGCAGCTGGGCGCGTGCTTCGCCTTCTGTTGCTGCCGTGACGGTAAAGAGTGATCTTTGTTTTTCCTGGCACTGCATAAAGCGCCAGACAAAGTAAGGGCGTGCGGATACAGCCATGTGAAAGGCTCCTACAGTAATTTTAAGGAGTCTCGCTACTACGCTGCTAAACGGGGTGGCGAGACGTAACAGGGTTAGCAGACTGGCACTGTAGGAACCAGCGAGCGCAAAGGCTCCCCCGTTACGCCCCGCCATAATGCGGGTATGGGTAGGCTTACGGACACAAAAAAACCGCATATCGGAATATAAGCGGCTGTCCGCTACAGTATTCAGGCTGCTAAACCCGGTCGCCATGTGGGCGACGGGGGAAGCATACAGCCCCGTTATAATTTTTTGCAAGCGGTTTTTACGCATGATGTGACCCCTGGCGAATACGGGCGGCAAATACAGCAACACAACCGGACGGGCAACGGTTACGCGCTTCGCGTTCCGTCCAGGCGGTTACGTGGATGATTTGAGATTCTCCGGCACTCAGTGCCAGAAAACGCCACACAAAGGCCGTTTGTGTGTGTGCTAGTCGTGGAGTATGATTTACGGCAACCATAACGGCTCCTAGTTTACGTTGTTGGTTAGAAGCCCTGCGAGTGGTAACGACACTTGCGGGGCTTTGCTTTTTACTGTACCTACTGATATTGTACGTACGTAACGGAAATGATAATAGGAGTTACGTACGTACATGTCAACATTAAAGCGCGATAAATCGCCACGCGGTGAGGGATGGTCTCCAACCTTCCAAATCAGAATCAGTAAAGAGCTACGCCAACAAGTAAATGAAGCTGCAACTTCTGACGGTCTAACCCTTGGTAACTGGTTTAAAGAATTAGCCAGGGCAGAACTAAAGCGGCGCGGCATAGAACCCAAAGGGTAATTACATTGCCCACCAGCCTGATAGCGGCTATCATTCCCGTGCTTATGTTTGGGATCACATACACATAAGGCGCAGCAGGTTAATTGTTCAGAAAGGCGGCTCCATATCGGGGCCGCTTTTTTTATGCCTGAAAAACCCCAATTTTGTTGTTTTTCAGTTTCACCAGGGCGAACGAATCCCCGCCCACGTTCGGGCGCATATTCAATCTTCATGGTTATATCTCTGTATTAGTGGATGTGTGGCGACTGTGTGCCGCCAGTCTTTTTAGTGAACTGCCTTGCAGCTATCCTTCCAGGCCAAAACCTCAGATAAAGACCAGCCAACAGAACGCCCGCCAAGTTTACGACGTGATGGGAATTGTCCGGCCTTTTCCAGGCGGTAGCGGCATGAGCGGCTAAGGCCTGTTAGCTTTTCGCATTCTTTTTCACGTATAAACCGATCAGTGCTTAACACTATTGCCCCCTTTCGTTTCTTAAAGAGTCATCAGGTGTCTTATTGTGTCGTATTGTTCCCGCTAGTGTGGTGAATGGCAAATGTTGATGTCGTATGGTTTACAGAAAGAGGAATAATCAGGATAAAATCATTTAAATTCATGTTAATACAAAGGCATAAAATCTTGTTTTATGCCTTTTTTCGCACGCTTTAACGCGTAATTCGCTAATGTATAAAAAACCAGTTAACCAATAAAAATCAGTAACTTATAAATCTGTATTCTTTTTGGCCTCTTGTTCGTGATTGTGTCACGTTGTTGCACATTGTTTCACGTTGTATCTGTGCACTTATCCAGTATGCGCATACTGAAAAAACACGAAAAAAATTATTTTATTCTGGTTACTGGTAGCGTGGTTACGTTTTCATGTGCTCCCGCCAGTATCCCTAACCGCTCCGTCCACATATCCAGCGCATCACGTTTCGCATCGAGATAACGGGAGTGGTTATAGACTCGTTGCATCCCTGGCATCTGATGACCTGTAAGCTGCTCCACGACGTGAGGATCCACGCCCAAATCATTCAGCATCGTTGTAAAGGTGCGCCGGATGTCATGCAATGACCATTGAGGGTGTTTTAGCCTCCTGTGCGCTAATCTGCCGTACTGCGATACGCTGGCCTCCTGTTTCACTTCCCCCAGTAATAAGCCCGTGTGCCTGTTCTGGTCCACCAGCCGCGTGACGAACGGCAGGATCGCTTCCGGTATGGGCCGGAATATTGCAACCTTCGTTTTGCTGTGCTCCTTCGGAACGGTCCATAGCATTTCGGTAAAATCCCACTCGCTGATCTCCGATAACCTCAGTTCTACCGTCCTGGCTCCGAAGACAATCAGGAGGCGGATTAACGCGACGTAGTAAGGAGAAAATATTTTTTTATCCAGCGCCTGCAATAACTCGCCCAGTTCTTTGGTGCTTAAGACACGTTCGCTTATATCCGGTTTTTTCCCAACGTCCGCCACGTTCAGATCGTCCAGAACGTTGCTGATTGCATAGCGCCGCCTACGGCAGAATTTAAGCGCCTGTTTGCATGTCTGTAGCAAGAATCCGGCAGTAACAGGTGTTCGCTTTGCCACCTGATCAAAACAGGCCAGCCAGTGCCGTAGCTCGCATTTATCCAGCGGCATAGCACCAATTTTGATGATTATGTTTTTATTGATCCGGCTTTTCAGTGATTCGTAATCTGTGCGCTTTTCCTTTGCGTACGACTCAAGCCAGTAGGTGAGCGCATCGCCAACCGTTGCAGGCTTTAACGCTTCCTGCATGGTGTAATTCAGTTCATAGCGTGGATTTTTCCCCTCAGCCAGCCATGCGCGACACTGTGCGGCTTTTTCCCTGGCTGCTTTCAGGCTCAGATCGGGATAATTTCCCAGCTTAACGCGTTCAGGTTGTGTCCCTCTTCCCGTTCCGGCCCTGTATGTGAAATACCAGGTTAAAAGGCCGCTGGTTGAATGCCTGACGCTCAGGTTTCCACCGTCATTAAGAAAGGCTGTTTTTTGGGCGGGTGTGCCGTTGATTTTCCTTAGCTGTGTGTCACTCAGTTTGTTAAGTGCTCTGCTCAT